ATGCAAGTGACGATGGAATCGACCGACGTAAAACTCGACATCGACGGCGTCCCGTGCCGGCTATGGAACGGCGTCACCCCCGGTGGCGTGACATGTTTGGTGATGGTGCATCGCATCGGCGTTCACGCATTGGACGACGATAGTGAGTTTTCTGAGTTGGAGCCAAGGCCCGGCAAACTCACCTGTGTTGACTATGAGCTATTGCGTGCGGTCCTTGAAACTGCCGAGAGCGACGACGCTGTCATGCGAGGCTTCGACCAGCAGGTGATCACCGATCTACGGGAGATTCTGCAGCGATGAGTCATACCGCCGAATTGAGTCTGAAGAACTTGCATCTGTTGTCGCCCGATCTGGCAACCGACTTCAGCGAACAGTTGCACGCGGCCGTGGTGGATTGTCGGCAACGACCAAGCTTGGCAGAGAAACGCGAAGTGACGATCAAGCTGATCGTGCAACCACACCCGGAAGATCCCGACGACGTCACGATCCAACCGGTCACGTCGCGAAAAACGCCAGCACGAAAGATCGACGTGGTTCGCGCACGGCGAACCACGCGCAATCAACTGCAATTCGACTTCGATGAAGAGTTGTTGTGAACGCCCGTAAACAAAGCGACGTTCGTTTGGGATGCGGTGGCTGTCTATGCCCCAGCCACCGTGCAGGTTCGAAACCTGCCGTCGCTTTTGGTGAATTGTATTTGTTTGTTCAATCGTAAGGAGTTAGCAGGATGTTAGTCCTAGCCAGAAACCCAGGCCAATCGATATACATTTGTGGCAAAGTGATCCGCGTTACCGTGGTTCGTGTTCTCGGAAACCGCATCTACCTTGGATTCGACGCGCCTCGCGAAGTTGACATCGTGCGAAGTGAGCTGGTTGACGATTTGGGTGACGATGGAGACTCCGCGAATATCAAAGTGGAGGCCTGAAGCGATGGTCGCCTACAACTTCCAAAGCCAGTTCGTCGATGCGATCGAATCAGGTACCAAATCGCATACAGTACGCCGGATAAGCAAACGGCGACATGCACGCGAAGGCGATCGATTGCAGCTCTACACCGGCATGCGAACGAAAGCATGCCGCAAGATCCTCGATCCGGATCCTGTCTGCTTGAAGGTGCAAAACATCGTGTTGGAGGTTGGCGACGAATCAATCGTTGCCGCTGAGATCGACGGCACGCCAGTCAACGATCTTGCCCCTTTCGCGAGCTCAGACGGGTTCGAATCGCTCGAAACATTCCATCGGTTCTGGCGGATGTTTCATGGCGTTGGCACCTTCCACGGCAAGCTGATTGCATGGGGGGCGGAATGCCACGAATAGCAACGTTGTCGCGCCCGATCGTCCGTCGCATCGAGCCGAAGCTAATCGTTCGGATCACGCCTGACGGCGTCTCAATCCGCGGATATCGCCGTCGTCGATGGCGTGACGTTTCATGGGCGCAGCTGGCATCGCTTGCCGACGACCAGCTGCCATTGGTCAAGCATTGCCAATTGGCCGATGGTCAAGAACAACTTCGCAAACTCGGTGCGATTGAGGATTGATCGGTGCGAGGCGCAAAGCAACAAACGATCGATTTCACGCGCGGCGACCAGCTGGGATTGCTGAAGTCTCTGCCGATCAAGTCCGCCGACGTCGGCGATGGCAAAGCGGCGGCGCGTGTCAGCTCACGCATGGCGCTAAGCGTGCTGCGCGCGATTGATGACTACTGCGGCAAGAGTGGTCGCTGTTGGGCTTCGGCCGCGACGATCGGTGCCGACATCAATTGCAGCGAACGGAGTGTACGCCGTGCCATTCGGCTGCTTGAGTCAGAACAGTTGATCGTGATTGAGCACAGGCACGGTCGAAGCCCCATCATGGTGATCAATTGGGGCGAAATCTCTCTGCGTGTATCGAAAGCAAACGCCACCGCAACCCCGGACATTTTCCCCTCCGGCAACCCCGGACATTTTTTTGCTAACCCCGGACAGTCTGACACGAACCCCGGACAGTCTGACCGGAACCCCGGACAATATGTCCGACGAACCGTAAGTAACCGAAAAAGAACCGCTCTCCCCCCTCCCCCCCAAAACACGAGCGGGAGTGAGGGGAGCGATTTTGATTTGCCTTCCCCGATCGAAGAGACCGCGACCTGGCACCACGTAGCCCAGCGCCTCGCGTTATCCGGCATCCGGGAATGGCGTCGAGCTTTAGCTGACCTGCAGGCAGCCGTCGACGTCGAGCACGCCACGCGATTGCTCGATGTGTACACCGACCGCGTCGGTGCCTATGGACCGTTTGCCCTGTACCGCCGCTGTCGCAACGCCTCCGCTGTGTTGCCGCCGGAGGATGGTTGGCCTGACCCGAAGCCGGAATCGGCTTACGCACGCGACCACGTCGCTGCAGAGCGGATCCTCGCAGCGGTACACCGCGACGCGGCAAATCGTGAATCGCTCGGATACGACAAGCCGAGCCCAAAGGCCATCGCGGCAGTGGCTGCGGATCGAATGGCCGCTGCTGGACTCGGTTGCGACCTGCTACCGGAGCGCTACCGGCAGTTGCTAGAACGCAATTCCCGAACCGACAAGGAACGCCAAATGTGCAGTTAAGTTACGGGATCGAGCCAACCATTTTCGAGGTTAAGCAAATGCCAGATCGAGAAAGATCTTTGATTGGCAATCCGGGATCGCACGATCCGTTGGAGGATCGCAATAAAGCGTCGGATGAGGTGGAACGTTGGGTTGTCGATAGGTATGGGCCAATCGAAACGGAATACGTCGACATGCCCCAGTTTGTGGACGGCAATGTCGTCGCAGTCGCGGTCCCGTTACTTCGCGGTGTGCAGATCGGCATGGGGTCATCGCGGCAGTTGGCGATCCACGATCTCTATCTTCGACTGACGACAAACCCGGTACTTGAAACATCGTTGCCGCCATGGTGGCAGAAACGTGTCGAGGGATCCCGATAACGTTTGTGTTCAGCAGGCGGCGGCGCACGACATTGACTTCAGGGCCGACGCCGCCCGCCGCTCCGTGTGCAACACATTGTTATTTCGCTTTGGCGTTTCGGTCGCGGATTGCACGAAACTTCGCAATTGCAGTTCTACCATATTCGAGGGCATGTTCCAGCAGTTCGCGATAGCCAACTTCCTGTAGGATGTGATCAGGAATAGTCTCGAGCAACTCGTGCGGTTCAAGACGATCAACAAGAGGTAACGACGGAACGCCTTCTTTTCGGAACAGCCGTGAGTATGGACAGAACGATTGCATGACAATCCCAAATAGGTCGTACTGTCGTTTGAGGGCCATGTATTCTTCTTTATCGGATTCAGGCAGATCGCCAAACCACGCAGGCAAGAAGGGTTCGGCAAATGTCATTAGAGGATCAAGGTGTTCGTCTACCTGAAGCGAGAAATAATTCTCGAACCATGTTTCTTCAAAGGCGGCTTGAAACTCCCGCCACGTCACCAATTCAAGATTGGTAAGTTCGGATGCAGTGAATGAGCCCGATTGAAAACCATTGAGGGAGATAATGTACCCGACGTTTGCGCCAATGTCTGAAACGACCGTTCGAAAGCTGTGAATTACTGTTTGAGGAACGCGGTTCTTCCAGTGTTTGCACTCACAGACGATCGTATATTTGCGGCCTTTGACAACCTCTTCGGCGTAAACATCGAGTTCGACAGCGCCTCTAGCGGTATCGACCGGTTTTTCCACTTCAGTGTCGAATCCGCATTGCTGAAGAATTGATGCAACGTCGGTTTGCAATGCCTGCCAAGTATCGGGTGTGGACGTTGTAATCATGCGAAATAACGTTAGTGATCAGCGGGGACGGGCGAACGGCTTGCAAGCAGACGAAAAAACGGACCACCCGTCCTCCGTTGCATCACATGGTTATTTGCTTTTTTCGGCATCAATCCGCGGCACAGCAGCTGTTGACGACACGATCTCTGGAAGGCTATTTATGTGAATATCCATACCCGCCAATACGGCACGGATATCCACGTCAACGCCCATTTCAGTTAGCTCGCGACATAACTTAGTTGCGCGCTCAAGCGAGGAGAGATATAGTTCCGCTTGTTTCTGCTTCACGTCGATTGAGTGCAACTCTGATTCTTGCCGATGCCGATGATCTTGCTCGCGCTCGTCGAGCTTGAACCTTCCAATTTTATCAAGCACCTCGGACAAGATTTGCTGCGCTCTTGCAGCTTCTTGCGCGGACTTCCCTTTAAACCAAGTTCGGCCTGAGCTAGACAAGTCAGTGAAAACTCCTGGTAGCGCTTCCTTGAGGTCTGTCAGCAGTTCCTCGACGAGTCCTGCGCGGTCGGCTGACTCCTTCTCTGTCAATCCGATCTGGATGATCTCCTTCTGTTCATCGCTCATCGTGTCGGCGCTCCTTCCAAGGTCAGCACTCCGGCATCTGATTGATCTTCGCGAACAGTCAGTCCGGAACCGCCTGCGCCGATGTGCATTCCGTTCAGGGCGACGTAAAGCTCGGCGAGTTTCTCGCCAACCAATTGTTCATCACAAAACTCCGGCAATGCGATGCAAATAGAGACAGAGTCGGTTTCCATGGTCGGTGCTTCGCCCACTTCCGCGTCAGCAATACCTGTAGCGAGCCAACGTTCAGCTTTCCTCATCGCTTCAGATGCGAATTCTTCAATGCGCTCTGTTGTTTCCTTGAACACATGTGAAACCTCTTCCAGTGTATAGTCGTATCCGTCGCCAAGTCCGGAGAGAAGCTTCACAATCTCGCGTTCGCGATACGAGAGTCGTTTCAGAACAGCGGACCGTTCTGCTTCAGGAATCTGTTTGAATTCAGTTAAGTTCATATGGTTTCGACGCAAATAACTATGTTTCTCACCCGCTTGACCGTGTGAGAATAAGGGTATTTGACTTGTTCTATCTGGGTAACCGGTGAGAACAAGTGTCGCGTGAGCGACATATTCTCCCCGATGATGCCGTAGCGAATGGGATGGGTAACCTGGTCTCACCGTTTCGCGTTGAACGAGCGAACGCCAGGAAAACGACGTTAGCTCTTTTGGGGGATTTTGTCAATCTTTACCGAATCGGGCGGATCACGGCCGCGGCATTGAAGTGCAGTCGCGATTATCCTCGCGTGGAAGATGTGGCTCGGTTGCTCGACGGGGGAGGGGCAGATTGTGGCGCGGCCCGGCTTGCGTAGACCGACCGCCAGCGCAGATATTTTTCCAGAAGTTTTTGATGGGGGGGCCCCCCTCGCCGGTCTCGTCCGGAAATCCTACGGGCGTCGAGTTGCCGGCTACGATTCGTAGCGTTAAAAAACACCCAATGGCGTGCCGGGCGAGTCGATTTCATTCAGATAACGGTAGGGTTTTGCGGGCGGCGGTGATTGACTTGCAAGCAAACGGAAAAGCGTGCCACCGCCGCTCCGCAACAACCCATGGTTATCTGCCGGCTTTAGACTGCAATGACGTCGCGGCACGAATGAATGTATCAAGTGACGCAAGTTCGGCATCGGAGAGCATTGCGACCGAGTGCCACAATTCGTCGCTTGGGTAGACCGAAAGCTGGTTGCGACATATCTTTGCGAAATCATGTGCGGATTTACAGTTAAAGAACGAGAGCGCATCTGAGGCGAAGTCCAACGCGTAGCCGGGCGTTCCAACGATGTGGTCAATCGCGTCTTGTTCCCGCCAATGCTCAAGTATCGCGACCGCAAGTTCGTGCTTCAAGAACTTGGAGCAATCTCGGTCGTTCCATACGTCGGGATTTAACACGATTAGTTGAAGGTTCGCATGACCATATTCGATTGTGTGTAGAATACCACGCGAATCGTTGATTGACTGACGGAGAGAATGAACTTCCCGCTGGTGGCGTATATGGTTCGCGTACAAGCCCATGCCGACCGCGAGAATCAGAATGGCGGTCAAGCAGTGCGCAAGAGTGAAACGCATGATCTAACCCAAGTTTAGCGAGTGGATTGCAGTCGGATAACGACTCGGATCACGTGGCGGCGACAGAGTGGGTTGAACAAACCGTACGTCGGGTCGCCGCTCGCGTGCATCCGTTGGTTCCCCGCTGTATTCCATTCCAGGTTACAGCGGGCAGCGTGAATGTATCACGCCCAAGCAGCAGTTATCAAACGCGAAATCAGTAATGAAAAATTTCAGCAATCACAGCCCACGAAATCAAAACAAAAACGATCAACGAAAACGCGCCGGCGGGGATTCGGCTTCGACCGCGACCATAGCAAGCAGCGTAGGAAAACGAAAGGAATGCCAGTCCTGTCGTAATCCATGCCGTGATGCCAAGAGTTCGGCGGAAGCGTTCCGAGTTTGGTGGCCGGTAACCGCCCGGTAGGTCAAAACCGTACCCAGAAGCGAGGATGACATAGGTCACGAACGAAAAGGCACCAATCATTACGAACCCGAACAGCGTTAGCACAATCGTTCCGCGAACCGATAACCCGCGAACTGCATTTGGACCGGCTGTATTGCCGTTGCTGTCGATATCGCTAGAAGCTGTATAAGGATTGAGGTGCATTATCCAGATCGGGGAACGTTGCCCGTCACCGGGCCGGGATAGTTAATTGTCCATTTGAGAAACCTTGCAAGCCCGGCTCCGGTGCACGGGATGGTTCCCCTCTGTTTGTTTCGCCCTCGGCGGGAGCAAAGGGATCGTCGTCTCGGTCACCTGCGAATTCGTCGAGATCACGCGAAAGATGAGGCCAGCCCGTACGTTCCAGCGGACTCCAGAAGTCAAAACTGTCAAACAACCGCTTTTGGAAGCGAGTCTGTTTTGCTGCCAGAGGCAATTCCGGTGCGAGTTGACCGTTCATCAAAACCGGATAGTGAATGTATCGCGTACGAGCATCGGGATACGAGTAGCCGCCGGGACCTCGAAAAAGAGACGGATCGTACGGACCCTTGTATGTCACCAGCCAGTAGAAGCGATTTTCGTCTTCGGACACGAGTATAGCGCGGTGGAAGGCCCACGCATGAAGATCACCGAAGCCCTTGAAAACAGTTTTTTCGTGTCGTGTCTTTGCGACCTTTATCGCTTGTACGATTCCGCAGGGAATCGGCTCTTCGCCGGCGTTCCAAGTTGGCGTTCTAGCGAGAATCTCAGGCGTTACGGTGAAAACCGTTGGCGTACCAAAAACCTCGAATTCATCGGCAGACGCATGAGCCTGCAACAGTCCTGCAATCAGGAAAATAGCTGAGGCACGAATTGTCATGATGTTGAGATTCATGGCTCTTCGGTCGGGGAACGACCGCGATAACCGAGTCGCGGCGATTGGTTTTCCATTGTCAAAAACGACGACTCCGCGACTTCGGTTCATCGCTTGGTTCGTCGGCTTCTTGGTGCAGGTTCAAGTTGCCGAATGCGATCTAGAATTCGCAGTGGGTCATCCCGACCGAATTCCCGAGGAGCATTGAAAGCAGCGAACTTGCAAAACCGAACGAAAGTCGCCCGCTGGTGAGCATTGTAGAGCGTAGCAAACGGAATGTCATCTTTGTTATTCGCGTGGACGAAGCCAGCAAGATCAAAGATGAAGGCGTCGTACATCAATCCATCCCGCATCCCGTCGGTCAGTACCGCGCGCATAATCGCCGGAGAGTAAAACCGCTTGCCACTAGAGTTCATGAAAAATATAGCGTCGTTCCGAGAGAATAGATCGTCAAACGGAACACGTCGCCAGTCGCTTCTTTCGGCGTTGTCGGAGCGGGCAAGTTCGCGCGGGTCAAAGCCGTAGTCTGCGTGGAAGGCTGCCTCGTAGAGAGTTGTGCCATCACCCAGCGTGACGCCAGCGAATGCTTGTTCGATGTACCGAATCAGCCAATCTCGCAAACGATTCTCTCAGTCCGACGAACGGCGGACATCACGGGGCACGGAGAGTTGGCTATCCATTGCGAAAAACGCTGCAAGCCGTGCTCCCGTGCATGTCATGGTTCTGTCATTTCTTCGATCGGGGAAACGTCGGCACCCCATCGACGATTGGTGTCCAGGCGTAACAAAGTGTATTCGGAACTGTTGCCCCAGTTGCTGAATTCTACGGTCACACCGCTAGGCATGTCAAAACGCCGCCACGTCGGAGTCGGACCCCCGCCAACAAAATCGATCTCCTGAGCGTCGGTTAGAAAGTCTTGGTACAGGTCGTCGATTCGAGCGCCTGGTAGAAACGGTCCAAGATTTACGTCAAAGCGAGAATCAGGCCAATCGTAGAGCATGTTCTTCCAACCTTGCTCCCAAGTTTTGCCAAAGTGTTCCATCGGAAGGTGGAAGTGTTCGGCATGTTTGAAATTGAAGCAAACGCGCAGCCGGAACTCAGGATCAGGGACGTCGTCATCAAGGATCTCGAATCCGACGCAACCATAGCCGTAGATCCCAGGGTACGTCATCCAAGAATCAGATGGCCCAAGTGTGGAAAAGACAGTGCTGCGTCGCGTAGCACGATCGAAAGCGCCGAAGCGACCGTTTAGAACAAAATCAGTTAGGTCAACAGGAAACGGCATCAGCACTCATTGACAGAACGTTACGGTTCAGCGGGCCGGGAGAGTTGGTCGTCCATTATCAAAACGCTTGCAAGTCCGGCTCCGTTGCAACCGATGGTTCTGCTCATTTGTCTTATCGTTAGAAGTCGGTATCTTTGACCAAATTGAGTTTACCGTCCTGCAGCTTGATGCGGTACCGCGTACCTTGCTTTAGCTGCGCGAAGATGGTTGCGTTTGATTCGGATACGTGGTCTTTCTTTTGGAGCGTTAGTTTGCGATTGCCAGGATTGACTAAAGCGACCGGCACGAACGTAACGAATCGCCCCTTCCTTCGTTTTTCCGGGCGATCATCAACTGCAATAAGACGATACCCGGAATCAAGCCCTTGTCTCACCGTGATGTCGTTTATCACGGCGTATTTGCTTGTATCAGTTTCAAAGTATCCAACGTTCGCCGCGTACCACATTGCAACAAGCACGCTGAAGGCAGCAACGGCGATTGCGAATGTCGGTCTCACTAAATGTTGCCGTGGACCTTGGGTTGAAACTTGCATCGAAATACTCTGCTTCATAGCAGAACGGTGGCGATCAGCGGGCCGGGAAGGTTGATGTTCCATTCGTGAAACCTTGCAAGCCCGGCTCCGTTGCATCGCATGGTTCGCCGCAATTACAACGGAGTGCCGACAGACACCACAATCGATGTTGGTGGTGAAGTGTCACAAATACTGTATCGATCATCCGGTCAGATCGGAAGACCGAGAAACAATGGAATTAGGACCAGTGAAGCAGTCAGCAATCGGGCGCTCAGTCGTTTTCGCGGCGTCGATGCGGTAAAGCAAAGAGCAATGCCGAATGGAAACGTCAGAAGCATGACGCGCCCCATCACACCACCGAAACGCCACCATAGCATCATGGACTGCGAGTACCGCGGAGTCATCCACGGATCATGCCACCGTGCATTGAGGTTTGTTGCGACGTAAATCGAAAGAGCAAACGATGCAGCGGCAACGAAGCCCCAAAACATAGCGTTGCCTTTGGGTCCCGCATGATGGTCAGATGCAACATCAGACTCGGATGTCTGTCGAGGAGCATCGTTGGGATTTGCGTCATCCAATGCGGGAGGGCACTACGTGAAGGTTTGTATGCGAAAGTCGGCGAACTATGTTTCTCACCGGTCGGCCCGGCTGAGAATAGGATTTATGGGCTTATTCTCACTGGTTGCTCCGTGAGAACAGCTTCGCTAGCAGCGGTTATTCTCGCAGGTTGCCCCCCCGTTTGCAACTCCCGGCTCCGCTGATGGCGTCAGAGCCCGCCTGCACAAGCTTTTACCGGACGTTTGACTCACGCCTCCCCCCCGCGTCGGACCTGCTGGGAAATTCCCCGGCCCCGATCCCACCGGGTAGGATTCTTTGCGTTGAAACATCGCTTATCGGGGGATACGGATGCCGGAGTTTGTTCTGTCGCTGCGCCAACTTGTCGCTTCGGGAACGTCGATCGAAGCTGCAGCTGCTTCAGTTGGAGTAAGTAAATCGACCGCCCATCGAATGCTCCAGCTTTGGGGCATGGGGGGCAAGAAACGTCGCCTTAACAAGCGTCTTTCCGACCAGCAACGTCAGAAGATCGGCGAGCTATTGTCGATCGGCCTGTCGCATCGGGAAGTCTCGCGCCGAGTGGCGTGTGATCACCGGACCGTAGCTCGATACAGCGATGTCGTCTCGTATTCATTTTGCCGACCGCGCCGCTGCTGTTCATGTGGCTATCGCGTTACCACCTCGGAATGTCTCGTATGCTTGGCACGTGTCGCGTAGCTGGAATTGGCGTCTGTCTGATTTTGTTGAGTCTGGCCGGATGCAACGGATCACTCGAAACGGCTCCTGCTACTCAACCCGTGCCACCCCCGGCGGCGGAGATCCCGGTCGCCAACCTTCCCGTCGATCTGCGGGAATGGAACTGGACCAATCGCCTCGGCATCGGTTCGTGCGCTCATGCGTCGTTTGTCTACCACCTGCGTTGGCAGAACCAATTGGAACTGGCCGAGCGATGGCGGGCCACGCATTCGGGGGGCGAATCGGCAACATCAATGCAGCGAGCCGTCCGAGCCGAGGGACTTCCATTTAACGCGACGACAACCGCGGATCCTGCATTCCTCGACTGGGCAAGCCGCACCCGACGCGGCGCGATCATCTGGTTCTTCAAGGATCACGCCGTTCACTTCTGCGGGTGGGCGAAGGTCGACGGAATCGAGTACGCGATCCTCTGCGACAACAACCGCATCGAACGCTACCTGCGCGTGGAACGAACCGAGTTTCTGCGGCGCTGGAAACAATACGACGGGTTCGCGCTCAGTACCACATTCTCGCCGGTACCGCCTACCCTATTCCCTGCTTTTGAAAGTGTCTGATGCACCCCAAACGCAACTTGTTCTGTCTCTGCTTTTTGCTTGTCGCCGCGTTGGTGCCGGTGATGAGCGGATGCGATGCCCAACAGCCCTACCCGCATCATCACCAACAGCCCGGGTGGAACGTCGATGTAAACGGAGCGGGTTGGAACGTTGATATCAACGGCCAATCGCCGCAACGCAATCCTTACTTTCCAAACGTCAGACCGGCCCCCGTCCAGCCGCGGCAACCGATCTTTCAGCAGCCGCGGCAACCAATTCTCCAGCCGCCTCAATTGTGTCCAGGCGGGCGATGCCCAGCCCGATCGATCGATTCCGTTGGTGAGGCGGAAGCCGTTGCCAGCACTGTCGCGGTGAAGCAAGGATCGTGCAAGTGCCTGCGCTGCATGAGGCCGACGGTCGGTGCCGACTGGCATAGCCTTTGGACGCCTGCAGGGGACGTTGCGACGTATCTCTGCAATGAATGCTGGGATCGAACGACACCCGAGGAACATGCGGGCTATCTGAGATTGGTCCTGCAGCGTGCAAAGCTGCCCGACGAAAAACGCGAACCGTTCGTTGCCGCGTTGAAGTCTACGATTGCCACCGATTGAACCGGCGCGTCGCAACTTAATCTAATAACCCCCGAGTGCCTCCGGTGGCCGGTTTCGATCGGCTGCCGGGGGCCAAGTGTGGAACCATCCAATGAAGCCGATCGTCATCGCAGTCCTGGCCGGAATCCTCGCCGCAAGCCATTGCCAAGCGCAAGTGCCGGAGGATGGTGGTCGCTATACGATCATCGTCGTAACGCAACCACAACCCTCTCCGACGGCCGAGCAGTTGGTACGGTGGCTCGCAGAGGATCCACACTTTGCCGAGTTGATGGCCCAGGTCCATTACCACCAATTCACGTCCGACAACGCTTTGTATCAACGTCGCTATGCGGCCCAGCTGCCGGAGACGCCCGTGATCGCGTTGGTCCGTCCGGACGGGGGCGTGGAGTACAAAGCCAGCGGTTCGAACATCCCGGCCACGGCCGCGGCGTTGCATGCTGAGATGCTGCACTATCACAACCTGCACCCGTACTATCCGCCACGGCAACCCGAAGCCTGGCCCGACACGCGAGTCTATGCCGAATCGAGTGGATACCCGCTCCGCGATTCTCGGCAGATCGCCCCACCTTATCCGTCAACCGGCGGACCGTCGGCGATCGCGTGGATGTTGCTCGCCGCCGGCGGCGTGCTGGCGGTTTGCATCATTGCGGCGTTGGCCTATCTGCTGTTGGCCGACGATTGATGATCGTCGACGCCGCGCTGCTGTGTCTCTTACTGATCGTTCTGTTGTTCGCTCCTAAACTGGGAATCCGTTAATGTCTCCGAATCAACAATACATTGCCGCTGTCGTCGTGGGGCTGATCGTTCTGTTGGCGATCGCTGTCGTCGTCGTGCTTGTCAGCCGTCGCAACCGCAAGCGTTGCGGGTGCGCCCCCGGGTGCGAAACTCCCACGCCGTTCACCTCGCTGCGAAACGTTCGCCCGTCCAGCAATTCCTTCGCTGTCGATTGTGAAGAGGCCCAGGCCTACATCGACATGAGAGCCGAAGCCAATGCACGACAACACAAGCTTGCCGTGGCCCGTAGCATGCGGGAACTAGCCGACGCTCAGCTGGCCGAGGAAGATGCCGCCGAGGTCGAATAGACCAATGTGCATTGCAATCATTGTCGCGATGCTGGTCGGCATTTCGCTCTTCCACATCGCGACGTTAATCCGTGATATCGTCCGACGGCACTCAATCCGCGTGTCTCACCGCAAGCTTTGGACACGGGCCGAGGATGTCTCTTGAATTCATCGCCGCTTTGATCGTCGCGAACATCGGCGGCGCGATTGCGGCTTGGGTCGCGCTCAACTCTCGCGTCTCGGCGAATGAGCAGTTGACCGACACGATCCGCAGCAAGATCGAAAAGCACGATCACGCGATCTACGGAAACGGCCGCAAAGGGCTGAACGAACGCGTCACCGTGCTGGAATCGACGTCCCAGCGAAAAACGAATGCCTAAGCGTGCCCGCCGGCTGGGCGAACGCAGGCCGGACCACTCACCGGCAGCCCCGCGGCCGATCACCTCACGCAAGACGTCGACACAGCGTGGCTACGATCGCCGCTGGCGAAAAGAGCGTCGAGCGTTCCTCGCTGAGAACCCGTACTGCGCCGAGCATCTACGCCGGAAGAAGATCCGGTTGGCCCAATGTGTCGACCATATCATCCCGCATCGCGGCAACAAGCGGCTGTTTTGGTCGCGCCGCAACTGGCAATCGCTGTGCAATTCATGCCACAGCAAAAAGACTCAGACCGAACGAACAGGAATCCCCAACAATGACTCGCGTCACGAAAGCACAACTGTCACGCCTGGTCGCGGCTATCGGCCGCAAGCGAACGATCGATAGCGAAAGCCGCGCCCTGGAATCGGAAATCAAGAACCTCCGAAAGATCGCGTACGATGATCTTCGATCGACCGGCAACCCGACCGCCAAGCGATCGGGATTCCTGCTGCGTTGGTCGACGGCCAAGGGACGCGTCTCTTGGAAGGAAGAGTTCATTCGCGAGGTTGGCAGCGAGAAGGCGACGCAGCTTGCGGAGAACGTCGGCACCGTGCAGTCGATCGATGTCGTTCCCGCTGAAGTGGCCTAATGCCAAAGAAGAAGGCGACGACCAAGCCGCGGCCGGGAACCAAACGTGGGCGCCCCAAGGGATCGACCACGAAGCCGCCGGCGAACACAGCCAGCGAGAAAGCGTTGGCTGCGGTCCCCAAGCCACCTGCCTATTTGGGCAAGTATGCCAAAGAGTATTGGGTGACGGTGGGGCCCGTGCTGATCGAAGCGAAGCTATTGACCAACAGCCACCTGGGAGCGTTCGCCGCACTGTGCGAAGCGTGGCACGAATATCGAACCAATCAAGACTGGATCACGGCGAACCCTGACAAGCTGACGTTCGCCACAGAAACCGGATACGTCGCAGAAGATCCACGGATCCGGTTTCGCAACAAAGCACTCGACACGCTGCAAAAGCTGTGGAGCAAGTTCGGCATGACGCCCAAGGCGCTGGCCGATCTTGGCAAATTGACTGACACCAAGAGTAGCATCCCCGCGATCGCAATCTTTGCGCGATCCAAGTACGACGATTTGGAAAAATGATGATCTGTGAACGATGTAAGACGGCCGAGGCCGTCAACGTGGAACGAGGGAAAGACTGGCAATCCTATTTGGGCGACACTCGCAGCGTGCTGAGCACGTTGCCCGACGAAAGCTTCGACGCGATCGTCAGTGATCCGCCCTATGGCAGCGGTGCCAATACGGTCGCCGGCCGACTCAGTAGTAGCAGCTCGAAGTATCGAAGCACGGGGGCCAAACCGCTCCCGGATATCCTCGGGGACTCGATGGTCCCCGAAGCTTGGCAAGGGATGATGCAGAGCATCATGGCTGAAGCGTACCGCGTGGCCCGTCCCGGTGCCGATGTGATCCTGTTTTGTGATTGGCGTTGCTATCCCGCATTGATGCAGATCGTTGGCGGCGCGAGGTTCCAACTGCGTGGCGTGGCGACCTGGGACAAGAAGAATTCGCGACCGATGAAGAATGGGTTCCGATCGCAGACCGAATGGATCATCAGTGCGCGAAAGCCCGGCAAACTCGATCGCGACAAAGACGTTTATCTGCCTGGCGTGTTCACCTTCCAAACGATGAGCAATGGCAAGCGTCACCTGACGCAGAAACCGTTGGCGCTGATGGCGGAGCTGGTACGCCTGGTCCCCGATGGTGGACACGTTCTCGACATGTTCCAGGGGAGCGGCACAACGGGCGTTGCATCGGTTCAGCGAGGGCTGAAATACACCGGAATCGAAGGTGTGAAAGAGTATCACGCGATCGCCTGCGAACGTTTGACCGAAACCGCTGCTTGACGTGCGGAGTTCGTCGTCAGAAGTCCACGGTTCTGGCGTCAAATAGGCCGACAACGTGACGAATCCTAAACCCAAACGTCCAAAGCGATCGCCAACGGCGCGTGTGCTCGAATTGCGATCGCAAGCCAAGCGTGATGGATGGCTGAAGTGGATTCGGCAAGGGCCTGGTGAAGAGGCCGACGAGCGAGCAATGCTCGGCGGTTGCTGGTTCAGTCAACACCGTGCCGACCACTGGTTAGACTTTGCCGACAAGTACGGCACGTTGACCGAGGGTGCATGGCTCGGCCAGAAGTTCGACCTGTTGGACTGGCAAGCCGAGGACACATCGCGGCTGTTCGGATGGCAGAAACATTCACCCGAGTGGGGCTACCCCGTTCGTCGGTTCAAGTTTTGGTACGAAGAGGTGCCAAAGAAGAACGGCAAAACGCCGCTGTTGGCGTTGATCGGCAATTACCTGTTCTTCGGCGACAGTTTCGGTCGACAGATCAACCTGTTCACGTGCGCCACGACGCGCAAGCAAGCCGAGCGGCTGCTGAAACATAGCGTCCGACAAGTTAAGAACGCGCCCGAGTTGGCGGCTTACACGCAGATCCGGAAGCTGGAAGGCTTTCTATCGCTGCAGTTCGGTGACAACGAATGGTTCGTAACATCAAGCGATCCCGATTCCGCCGACGGCGTCAACGGACACTGCCTGGCCGACGAAGTCCATCGTTGGCGCGGGTATCAGTTTTTCAACACGCTTCGTTGGATGTTGGCTTCGCAGCCCGAGGGATTGTTTGCGGCGATCACGACGGCCGGGAATGATCCCGACACCGTCTGTCGCCAGCTGCACGACAAGACGCTGGCGATCGACGCCGGCACGCAAACCGACGAAGCGTTCCTCGGGAAGATTTATGCTGCCGATCCGGCCGACGATCCGCATGCCGAGGCGACCTGGTTCAAGGCGAATCCAAGCCTTGGCAAATCAGCCGAGGCGCCGTTGAAGCTGAGCAGCTTTAGGCAAGATTACGAAACGGCCAAGGTGGATCCAACTCAGTGGCACGACTGGCTGCAGCTGCGGTTGAACCTTTGGCAAACGAATCAAGACAGTTGGCTTGGCAAAGCGCTTCCGTTTGGTCTGGCATCGTGGGACGCCGGCGAGCTGAAGCGATCGGAATCCAAAGATCGCGACCCGATCGATTGTTACGAAGACTTCACATTGGAATCGCTACACGGCATGCCATGCGTGTTGGGGTTCGATGGCGCTACAGTTCGCGACACGACCGCCGCGGTGCTGTCGTTTGTCGATCCTGATCAACCGGACATCGTTCGCGTGACGCCCAAGTTCTGGTTGCCAGAGAACACCGCGATCAAACAACAGGAAACGATTCCCTACCGGGAATGGATCGCCGACGGGCTGATCAAGACCACGCCGGGAGACGCGGTCGACTTTCGCACCATCCTCGACGATCTGATTGATTGGCTCGAACCGTTCCGATGCCATCGGTTGTATTTCGATCCGAACTTCCAAGCCGAATGGTTGACGCAAGAGTTGGCCGATGCGACCGGCGCCGAGCGTGTTGGATTTCCCCAAACGTTCGTCGGCTATGGTCCCGTGATTCGGATCGCTGAAACGATGATGATCCGCCGGCAGCTGCGTCACAACGGCCACCGCGTGTTGACGTGGCAGTTGGGCAACACGACAGCCCGCACGAATGCAAACGGCGACAAGCGGCCGGTCAAACCGCCTGAGGGCGAGAAAAAGAAGATCGACGGCAGCTGTGCCATGTTGATGAGCCTGCAGGACGTTGTTACGGGGGACGGTGAGCTGGCCGACTACTACGACGACCACGACGTGGAGGTTCTGTGATCGAGACGATAAGAGACATCGCGTTTGTGATCCTGTGCTTGATCTATGTGCTGACGCCCCGCGAGCCAGAATTGGCTTGGCGTCGCAATCTCAATCGAAAACATCCCTCGGAGAATCGCCTGTGACCGCCGGAGTCTACGACGCACTATCGTGCTTCGACATCTATCATTCGACCGAACAACGCAGCGCCGCCGGCGGTGGTGCCGGATGGGATGTGTTTGCGACGGGCGACACCAGCGATGCAGGCGAAACGGTGACTGCGACCAAGGCCCTTGGCTATGCGCCGGTCTATCAAGCGGTGAGCCGGATCAGTGGCGACGTCGCCAAGCTGCCGCTGGGCATCTACAAACGCGTCAAAGGTGGGAAGGAACTGCAACGCAATCACGCGGTCTTTCCGATCATTCAACTGATGGGGCGGGCGAATCCAAGTGTGTCCGCGTTCAAGTTCTGGCGACGGCTGATGGCTCAGGCGTTGTTGTGGAACAACGGCTGGGCGTGGATCGAACGCTCGGCATCGGGACGACCGATCGGACTCTACAACCTGTTGTCGGATCGTACTGGATACGGACGCGACAAGAAAACAGGCCAGTTGTGCGTTCACACTGAAGTGGGCGGCAAGCTGTGGCAGCTGCTCCCCGACGACGTGATTCATATCGAAGGCGTGTCGATCGACTGTGAAGCCGGCGAATCGATTCTGAGGTTGTTCCGGCACGACTTTGGTTTGGCCCTTGCAGCACGCAAGTTCAAATCGAAGTTCTTCAAAGGGAACGCCAACCTGGGCGGCATCTTAATGGTGCCACCTGGTTCGAATCCCGACAACGTCCGCAAGGTGCGTAATAAGCTCGACGCCAAGATGAGCGGCGAATCCAACGAAAGTTTTAAGACGTTAGTGCTGCGCGACGGCTACAAGTGGCTTGGAACCCAAGTCGATCCGCAGAAGGCCAGCGTGTCGTCGATCGATGAAGATGGAATCCGCTCGGTCGCGCAGATGTATAACCTCGATCCGTCGCTCTTTGGTCTTAAATCGAGTGTCAGCTACAACAGCCGCGAAATGGCCAAGCAGGATTATCACGAATCGGCGTTGTCGCCATGGTTGGTCGGTATCAAGTCGGAATGCCAATTGAAGCTGTTGTCGGATGCCGAGCGCGAGGCCGATACGCATCTGATCGATTACAACATCAACGCGATGCAATGGACTGACGCGAAGACGCGCGCCGAGATCGCCAGCAAGGGCATCCAGTCCGGACGCTACTCACCAAACGAGACACGCAGCTGGGAAAACATGAACGCCTACGACGGCGGCGATGTTTGGTACCAACCGCTGCACTTGGCCACTGTCGGCAAATCAGCCGACGACGAATACGAAGGTGAGCCCGACGAAGATCCGGAGACCGACGACGCGGAGCGATCGCTGCACCGCGCGTTGATGGTCGAAACTCTTACCCGCATGCACGGCCGGCTTCACGGCCAGGCTCGCAAGCATGCCGACTACGCCTCGAACATGGCCGCTAATCGGTCGATTTGCGAAAGCATGTTGTCGACGCCGGCGGCGATCGCACGTGTAAACGTGGCTTCAGTGTTGGACGCTTACGACAACTGGATGCGCGATGCGGATGACAACTGGGACGCGGTTCGCGTTTCGATTCCCAACTTTGCAAAGGCTCTTTTGAAATGACAATGAAAACAGACCACCGAGCGGGATACCATCGTAGCGACCGAGCTGGTCGCGAGAATTTGGTAGTCCACCAACGCCATAGCCGTGTTGAACGGCGCAGCGGATCGGGAGACGATTCGCCCAGTATGATCCGCGGCTATGGCGCTGTGTACTATCGCGAGGGAGACGAATCAACCGAGTACTGGCTGTGGGATGACATTGTCGAACGGATCCGCCCTGGCGCCTTCGATCGTTCGATTGCTGAACAACAGGACGTCCGCGGATTGTTCAATCACGATCCCAACCAAGTCCTCGGTAGGACGGCATCGGGAACAATGCGGTTGCGTTCCGACGCGGTCGGATTGGCATACGAAATCGACGACGATCCCAACAGCCCCATGCACGTCAACATCGGCCGGATGATTGATCGCGGCGACGTTTCCGGCAGCAGCTTTTGGTTTCGGCCCTCGCGAGTGAGTTGGACCGAGACCGACGATTACGCGGTTCGATGGATTGAAGACGTTGATCTCTACGACGTCGGTCCCGTGACCTTTCCGGCCTACGACGGCGCCTCTTCTGGGCGATCGGCCGACGCCGAAGCGATCGTTACCGAGTTGGCGAACTATCGCACCGAACGCAATGCCGCCGAAGCCGAGCCCTACGACATCGCGATCGCGGCTCGGCTTGCGTCTCTCCCACCGATGTAGCTTCGCGATCCAGCGTCCAATTCGATGCTGAATTCTGGGAAATTCCCCGCCTCTGCGCAGCCCGCCTATTCTCGAAGTCTGAATATCACTCGGATCTCTACGCCGCAGTGTGGACTCGCGCGTCCTGACGCCGGATACCCGCTCGGTGGTTTGCCTTCGGAATCTTCCGGCGTCCAGACGCGATGGCTGAGACCGCGACAACGACTTTGCCATCGCTTCCCCCAGGCGATCACCAAACCAATAGGAATGCCCCCGATGACTCCCGATGAATTGAAAGCGTTGCAAGAGAAACGTGGCAAGCTGGCCGCGGAGATCAAGCGACAAGCGAACGAATACAACGGTCGCAGGGACAAACGAAAAGACGCGCCCGAGCAAGAGCTGTGGCCGGACGAAACCCGCACGCATTGGGACAAGGTCAACGCTGACTACGACGCTGTCGAAACGCAGCTGCGGGAAGCAACCGAAGCGACCGAGATCGAACGCCGTGTTGGATCGTTGGACGATGGATCGGGGAACCGTGGCCAGTTCGATCCCACCGCCGATCTTGGTCGCGGCGATCGTCGCCGCAACGATCCCCAAACCAACATCGCGGAGCAACGCGCGTTGGCCCTGCAGGGGTGGGCCAGAACGGCCGCCGGAATGGACCTGTCGAAAGAACATCGGGACGCGATGAAGCAGGTCGGCTACCGCGGCAAGAACATCGAGATCAATTTAAGCGGGACCGAACAACTGCGGGCACGCCAAGAGATCTTCGCCACGCATCACCCCACGCACACCAAACGTGCGTTGACAACGCAAACTGGAAACTCAGGTGGATTCACGGTCCCAACGGGGTTCGTCAATCAGCTCGAAATTGCCATGTTGCAATTCAACGGCGTCGAGCAAGTGGCGTCGATCTTCAGCACCACCGAAGGGAATCCGATGCCCTTCCCAACCGCGAACGATACCGGCAACGAAGGGGAAATCGTTGGCGAAAATGCCGACGTTTCGACTGAGGCGAACCCAACGTTCGGTCAGATCCTGTTCGGTGCCGACAAGTACTCGAGCAAGCTGGTCAAGGTACCCTTTGAGTTGTTGACCGACAGCGCGTTCAACTTCGCGTTGTTGTTGGGTGCGATGCTTGGCGAACGCATCGGACGCAAAGCCAATGGTGAATTCACCACCGGAACCAACGGTATCGTGACCCAAGCGACCGTCGGCAAAACGGCGGCTTTGGAAACGGCGCTCACGCCCGAAGAACTGATCGATCTACAAGAAAGCGTCGACTCGGCTTACCGCTCCGGCAACAGCGTCTGTTTCATGATGCACTCGTTGATCATCAGCGCAATCCGCAAACTGAAGGTCGATGGCAACTTCATCTGGCAATCCGGCCTGCAGGCTGGCGTCCCCGACACGTTGCTTGGTGATCGCCTGGTTCGCAATTCGAAGATGGCCTCGACGATGGAGGCCGATGCCAAGGTCGCGTTGTATGGCGATTGCAGCAAGTACGGAATCCGACGCGTTGGCTCGGTCCGATTGATGCGAGCGAGCGAACTCTACTTGGAAAACGACCAGGTCGGATTCATCGCATTCTTGCGTCAATGCGGTCGTCTGATCGACGCCGGCACGCATCCGGTCAAAGTGCTGAAGATGGCAGCCGCCGAATAATAGTCCACGATCAGAGACAGCAGGCTGACCGGTACGCCGGAAGACTCGCCTCGACACTCTGATTGCACCCATGCGGCGGAGACGTCCGCCGCATGTTTTTAACCTCTTACACGTTTTTCAACCGAGCGATCAATGATTGTTGTTTTGGCCACGGGCATATCAGGCACCGAGTTCGCGTTTGATCCGGGCACGCTGCTAAACGTCAGCGATACCGCCGCGGCGCGATTGATCGCTGGCGGTTTGGCCAACCCGGTGGTGGATGCAGATATTGATCCGGCCAAAGTCAAAACGCTACCGCGATCGCGCAGGCAATCGGTTGCACCCTCTGTTGTTGACGCATCAAACACAGTCGACAACATTGACACCAACAGCATGGATGTGGACGTCGACCTTGCGGATTTGGTCGATTACGGATTGGACCCCAAAGTACACGCGAAACTTATCGCGGGGCTTGCCGAGTTGGACGCGACTACACGTCCCAGTACCGGTCGCCAGTTAATTCAGTGGTCTGCCGACAATGGTGGCATGGATGAGCTGGCCGGCGTTGGTGCTGCATCGGTTCGCGACATCCATGTCGTGTTCCGCAGCCTTGGCCTGATCCGATAAGTTTCGATAACCAAAGGTCTCTTCAGGATGGTATCGAAAGCAAATCTCCGCAGGTATGTGGAACTTGACAATCGCCGCACTCAATTGCTCGCGCGGCTGGCCTCGATCGACGAAGAGTACTTTGCGATCAAGGATGACATCGAGAGCGATTTGGAATGTCGCCACAACAGCCGCTCTGTCGAGATGGTTGGCTATCAAGTGAGAGTTATCCCAGGCGAACGCACTGTTCCGTGGGAACGTGAACTGCGGTCGGTTCTGGGGGACCAAGCGATCGCACGACTGATCCGATCCGCACCACGAGCGACCACGCTGCAGGTCACCGAGGCGGCATGCAATACGAACTGACAACGCTGCAGTCGCCGGCGATGCAACCGCTAACCCTCGCGGCCGCAAAGCTGCACCTGTACGAAGACGAAGAGCACAACGACGACGATATTACGCGAGCGATCGCCGACGCAACGTTGTGGTTGGAACGTCAAACCGATCTGCGTCTGATCACTCAGAAGACACGCCTGACGGCCGACAACTTCCCCGCCGCCGGCACACCGATCACGTTGCCCGTCTGGCCTGTGAAATCGATCGACGCGATTACCTACGTCGCGGCCGATGGGACCGAGACCACACTGGCGACCGAATCGGTATCGCTGCGAAAGAACGACTACGGGCGATCACGGATCGCCATGAAAGATTGGGCCCCCTGGCCAACCACGCGGCACACGCCCGATGCCGTCACGATCGATGTAGAGGTCGGATTCACAGACGCCGACAGCGTACCGGAGATCTACGTGCGGCCGTTGCTGACGTTGATCGCTTTCTTCTACGAAAACCGTGGAGACAGCGATATCGCGCTCCCGCAAGTACTCGGCGACCTGGTTGCAAACCTCCGGCCTGCAGACGAATGACCATCCCCAACAAAAACAGCGAAGCCACCACCGCGAAAGCATCGCCGGCCCGACCTACTGAGGCACGACCGGCGATGCCTCGCGGGGTGCAATGCGCGGCGATCAGGCACGCGGGGCTTTCGCGATTGATCGCCGACCAGTCGAAGCGTAAGCCGCAATGAAATCCAAGCGACGCATCGGCCGTTTGCGGCATCGGGTGACGATCAAGCGACGGTCGATCGAGTACGACGAAGTCGGCCAAGTCACCGAGACTTATACCGACGTGAAAACGGTTGCTGCAGCGATTGATACGTATGGGGGAAAGAACTTAGCTCAGCAAGGTGTCGCGGATGCGAGCCTTATTGTGACGATCCGGCATCTTGCTGGGCTAACCCCCTATGACCTTCTCGCCTGTCGCGGCGAAACGCTTTACATCGGAGCGATCATCGATCCGGATCCCGATCATCCCCGGCGTTGGTTGGAAGTCTACTGCAGCAAAGAGCCTTTCGAAAATGTCGAAGACTAAGGTCAATGTGACGATCGACGAAACCGGAGACGTCGACCGGCTGCTGCAGACGATGCCCGACGTGTTGCAACACAAGCAGCTGCCCAAGGCATTGCGAGCCGGTGCCAAACCGATCATCCGCGAAGCGAAGCAACGTGTATCGCAACCTGGCTACCCAGGGGACAAGCCCGGCAAAGAGCCGCTCAAGAACACGATCCACGCTGTGATCCGGAAATACGAGTACACGTCGATCGCGGTCGTCGGTTGCACTTGGCCCGAGGGCAACCACGGCTGGTTGGTTGAATTCGGGCACGACATCAAACGCACAACCAGCGGGCAAATCTATGGTCGCGTGCAGCCCTATCCCTTCATGCGACCGGCGATCGATGCCACGCGAAGCGAAGTGGCCGGCAGCGTGTTGCTTGTGTTGCAGATGGGTGTTCAGGAGTTTAATTCGCAATGATCGTCGACGTTCAACAATTTGTAACCGCCTGGCTCAACACCGACGCGACGATCAATGGGATTGTTGCCAAGCGCATCACGGCCGACGAACTGGACAAGCATCAAGTTTACCCAGCAATCCGGCACACGATCATTAGCACGAATGAAGACACCGATTTGGATGGCAACGCCGTCGCCTTGCATTCGCGTCTACAGATTGATTGCCTCGCACTCAACCGTCACGAAGCGAACGCGTTGTGTCGTTTGGTACGCAATCGGCTGCGTGGCTATTGGGGTACCTACGATGGATTCGTTGTGCACGGCCTGATCCCCGTCGACGCACAACGCAACCAGTTCACACAACCCAAAGCCAGCGACCAAGGCATTCGCGCGGCAATTCAAGACTTTCGAATCAGCTACCAACCTTAAAGGATCGAGCATGGCAACCGGCAACGGATCGACAGTAACCTTCGCAACTTCCGGATTCACAGCACGGTTTGAAGAGATCGGCGAAGTCAAACAGACACGCGGAAAGATCAAGGACAGCGACCTGTCCTCTGAAGATTTTCATGAGTACCTTCCCGAAGATCTGGCAGAGCCGGGTGAACGGGAATTCAAGATCTTTTGGGAGGGTAATAACGCTCCCCCATCGATCAATTCGCCAGCCGAGTTGGTCACCGTCACCCATAAGTTGGAAACGGGGCAAGCGACTGCGGCGAAGTTTATCGGCAGCGCGTTCATTACCGACCTGACGGTCGATCCGAAGCATGCCAACAACGAAACGAAACAGGGCACGCTCAAGATCCAATACGACAACAAGGCGACCGCTCCGGCGTTCACCGAAGCGGTCGCATCGTAACGACGGCCGCGTCCCCCGTCCCGTTCTGATTATCAATCCTACAGCTCGATCGAGTAATTCAATGCAAGTGACTTTCAAGCCCGTTGTTGGCCAACGCAAACGCCAACGCGACGGCAAAGCAATCAACGTTCCCGCAAAATCGCCATGCGGCGCAGCCCAACTATCGATCCTGATCGATGGCAAGGAAATCGGCTTGGTTCTCGATCGGGCGAAGTCGCCGGTCTCGTATTTGGTTCGGGATCTGACCGACCAAGAGAAAACGGCCGTCGACGAAGCGATCGCACTGCGGACGGGCGTGGCACCATCGGGCAGCCAGCAGCCGCCGGCCGAAGACTCCTACGACGTTGAACCGGACGACGATTTGGATACCGACGTCGACTTCGACTAATCCAAGCCGTCGAGTCACACCCCCAACGATAACTTCCAACCTTACCAAAGACTGCAACCATGCAATTTAGCCGACAAGCCCTCTGCGACGCGCCCGATCGCGTCTATGACACGTTCCCCACCTGTTTTGGCGACGTCACGATCCGATCGTTGACCGAGACCGAGCGCTGCACTTTAGACGCGCAGAACCTCGACGCCGATGGCATCTATGATCGCAAGCTTGCCATTCAAAGCCGAGCTCGCATGGTCCGCGCGTCGATCGTCGATCCCGACACGAAGGACCTCGCGTTGACCAAAGACGATATGCCGATGCTGATCAAGCGATCGGCATTCGTCGCGACCGTTTACGCGCGGTGCCTGAAGTTGAACGGACCGAGTGAATCGGGGCCCGAAAGCGACACGGTAAAAAACTCGCTAACAACAGACGACTTCGACTCGCCTGCCGAATAGCCGTCCAGACAGGCGACGATCCGATCGCGTGGCTCGATTCGATGCCACGCGAATCGGTCGATCTGTTGTTGCGATATTACTCGATCGAGCCGTTTGGCGACCCATGGCGGCAGACCGCCGAGATCGTCGCGGCCGTGCTGAATTCGGCTGGCCTGTTGGATCGCAATCAAAAGCCGATCCATGTGGATCCGGAAGACATCGTTCCGATCCATCCGCCCGGCTGGATACCCAAGTCGGCCAGGTGTGTCACGCTATCGGCATCCGAATCGGCCGCCCGCAGCCGAGCCGCTGCCGGCTTCTAATCATCCTCTGATGAGACCACCATGCAGACCGCGACCATCGGCCGACTCAACTATCAGATCGGTGCCGAAACCGGCGATCTGCGACGCGATACGCAGTTGTCGCGATCGGAAATCGGCATGGTGCGTCGCGCGATGCGTGAGAGCAAAACGGATGCCGAGCGGTATGCCGAACAGCTCGACGTCCTCACGCGAGCCATGCACACCGGGGCGATCACGTCAGCCGATTATGTCGACACGGTTGCTGCACTGCAGGCGAAGACGCCACAAGCGGTCGCCGCGGCAAAGGCACTGGCTGACGAGACCCGGCGCGGCGAACAGATCACGCTGCAGTATCTGACGGCCGAGGAACGCCACGAAGCCCAAGCACGCGATCTGAAAGCGATGCTCGATAACCAGTCAATCTCACAAGAGACGTACACTCGCGCGTTACGAGATTCAGAGCAGACGCTGCCGTCGGTGATTGCGGCCGAGGAACGTCGCAACCGGGAGCTGGCCGAAGCGGCTCAGATCACCGATCGAGCGACGACGGCCGAAGAACGCTACGACCGCGAAACGCAGGACCTGAAACGGCACCTCGACGCTGGCCGGATCTCGCAAGAGACCTACACGCGATCGCTCGCCGAAGCGGAAAACCGTCTGCCAAGTGTGCGACAAGCGGAGCGGGAACGTACCGAAGCAATGCAACGGTCGGAACAATGGACCCGCAGCCTCGAAACCGCGACGGAAAAATACCAACGCGAAATGCAAGAGCTAACGACCGCGTTGCGTCGCGGCGAAATCAGCCAAGAACTCTACGCCCGCGGTGCGCGACGGGCAGCCGATTCAATTCAATCGGCAAACCCTGGCCGAATCGCCAGCGGAATGTCGTCGATGCAGACACGCATGATCGGGATGGCGGCGGCTGCGTTTTCGGTTCACCAGGCATTTGCGACCATGCGTGATGGCGTGGTCGAAGCCATGGGGCGGATCGATGAAACCGCAAAGAACAGCCGCAAGCTTGGGTTCGAAGAATCCGGCGATCTGATTGGTCTGCAGATGGCCGCGTCGGAGTACTCCGGCGTCGACGGCCGGACGACAAACACCGCGGTGCAACGGATGGTCCGCCGGATCGCTGAAGCTGCCAACGGTACCGGCGAGGCCCGCGGAGCGTTGCGCGAGCTGAAGCTGGATGCGAAAGAGTTGGCCCAGCTGTCACCCGATCAACAGTTTGCCGCCGTCGCCGATGCAATCAGTCAGATCGGCAACCAGGGGGACGCGGTTCGGCTAACCATGAAGATGGTCGACAGCGAAGGCGTTGCGTTGGTCAACACGTTCCGCGCAGGATCCTCCGGCCTGGCCGCGGTGCGAGCCGAAGCCGACGCGTTGGGGCTGACATTCTCCGATGTTGACGCGGCAAAAGTCGAAGCGGCAAACGACGCAATCGGACGGGCCAGCATGGCGCTCGATGGAATGTGGAACACGCTGGCAATCGAGTTTGCACCCGAAGTGGTTGTCGTCAGTGAAGAGCTGCAGAACTGGGCCAAATGGCTCCGGTCTGGAAACGCCGAACTCGATGAGACCGCCGACAAGGTGGGATTCATCGGGAAGGTGTTCAAGGGGCTGGGCCTGCTGCGAGATCACGGCGTGATGGGCGTGCTCAATGGATCGGCTGCCGCGGCGACGCTTGCCGATGGGATCACAAGCGGCCTGACGCCAAGTGCACCGAAGCGTGAGCCGATCGACACCCAGTCGCCAGCCGATGTGGAAATGCAGCGGATGGAATCGCAGATGAATACGCTGCGACGCAAAGCGGAAGAAGCGGAGAACGGACAATCCGACGCGAATCGAAACGCCCTCAAGCAATCCGGTGCGAGCCCCGAAATGCTCGCCGAATACGATCGGTTGCAAAAGAGAATCGCAGCGGCCGAAGCACTCAAAAAGGCCGAAGCCGACGCGGCACAGTCAGCCAAGCAAGCAGCGGCGGAGAAGCAATCGGCTGACGATCAGGCCCAACGGCAGGCCGAGCAATTGACGCAGCAATTGGAGACCAAAGCAGAGCGTCTGCAGCGAGAGCTCGGATACTACCGCGATCTACGCGACGCCGGTCGGATTTCGGACCAGACGTTCGCCCGCGCGAAACGCAAGGCCGAACAGGACGCCCGCGGCGGAGCCGAAAAACAGGGTGCACCATCGACGGCCGGCCGCGGTACCGCCGAGGCCTACAAGATGATCGTCGACGCGATGCGAGCCCAAGCCGCCGACAAACCGGAGGACAAGATCGTCGCGGCGACCGAGAAGGGGAACAGCGAATTGGAAAAGCTAAACGGCAAGATTGAGCAACTGGGCGATGTCTTTGGGAGCGTTGGATAATGGTCGATTGCAGCGTCCACGGTGCACCACGTCGCGGGTTGACCGGCAGCATTGTCGGCGACGACAAAGGTAAGCTGAAATTCAAAAACCAGCTGATCTATCGCGTCGAGGTCGACGATCCCGACGAAGCGAAGGATTGCACCTACTTCGACGCGATCACCGCATCCGGCTTGCCCGTCGTCAACCTGTCGGTCTATTCGATCGGCAACAAATGGATCCCCTATTCGATCTGTCGTTCGAAATCGGCGAAGCAAGATCCCGCAAACATCCGCTATTGGGACGTTACCTGTGATTTTGAATCGCCGAAATCCGAAGGGGGCGAGCAGGACAACCAGCCGCAAGAGAAACCGGAGAGCGTTGACGACGTCCAGCCGAAGGTCGAATACAACAGCGAAACGATTGACGTCGTCGTTTGGAAAGATATCGACGGCAACGAGATCACCAACCCGGTTGGCGAACACTTTGCCGAGCCGACGACGCGGCCGGTGACGTTGGTCGTCGCGAACCTCACTTTCTACACGACGACATTCCCCTGGACGACGATAGCCGACCACGGAAGCCGCACAAACGCCGGCGTGTGGAATGGCAAGCCGCGCTACAGCTGGATGATCTTCGACGTCAAGAGATCCCCCGCCAAGATCCCGATCGCCGGCGACCCGGGCGATCCCGAAGCTGAGCCCCCCGTACCGCCGACGCCCGACAGCGAACTCGACGTGTTCCAGGTTAGCTACACGGTCAAATACAACCCGCTCGAGCACGGTTGGAAAGAGACCAAGATCTTGACCGGAACGAAGTTTCGCTCGGCGATCGATGCAGATCCGGAGATCTACATGGACAGCAAAAACGATATACCAACGACCGGCTTCCTTGATGAAGACGGCTTGAAATCCGATACCGCCGTGATCGGCGAATGGGAACACATTCCCACGTTGAACTTCTCTACAGCCTTAAAACTACCGAGCTAGCGCATGGGGCTGTGGGGATATTCAACCGAAGAACTGGCTGCTGAGATTCGCCGGCGCGCTTTCCAGCTGCCGTTGCCGCGAGATCACTCGCCGCGCGTTGGCGCCCCAACGCAAGGAACCTTCGTACGCATCCCAGTTGACGGAATCCAAGGTGCAACCAAGGGCGGCAAGAAGCCGAGCATAACGAGCTGCACCAAGTACGATCCCATCGGCACCGATGGCGAGCTTGAAAAGTCATTGGACAGCGCCGGCGATCCAATATCGATCGACATCCGGCACTACGGCGCACCGATCGCCCCGCGGGCCGATCACGAATTCCAGTACATGCAGGTCAAACGGCATCGCGGCGGTTGGGTTCTCATCGTTGAGTATTGCAATGGCGATGGATCTGGAGCTGCTGGAGCAATTATTGGATCCGCGGTGATTGGCACCGACACAATTTAACGATTCAGGAACACGACATGGCCACGGCCTCAGCACTGAAGGCACTATTCGAGACGGGCGACATTCTGACGGAGGCATCATTCGTTTCGCTAATCGATTCGATGCACCCCGATGTCGTCACGCTGGGGACGTTTACAGGTGAAACGATCCCAACCGCGTCGACGGTAAAGGCGGCGTTGCAGTCGCTAGAAACAGCCCTCGAAGCCTTCGAAGGTAGCACCGACGGAGAAGACGGAGCCGACGGCGCATCGGCTTACGAGATCGCAGTTGGCAACGGATTCGTCGGAGACGTGACTGCTTGGCTTGCTTCACTAGTCGGAGTCGATGGGGAAGACGGTACCGATGGAGAAGATGGAACCGACGGCGCATCGGCTTACGAGATCGCAGTTGGCAACGGATTCGTCGGAGACGTGACTGCTTGGCTTGCTTCACTAGTCGGAGCCGATGGGGAAGACGGTACCGATGGAACGAGCGGCACTCCGCTGGTCAAGACTACAAATTTCACCGCCGTTCCAGGCGAAGGACCATATCTGGTTTCACTATCCGAAGGGGACGTGATTGTAACTATCCCTGTTTCGGTTGGGGCCTACTCCATAATCGTAACCGAGCCCGGCGAAACCATCGGATATTATGAGGCGTCCGGACCGACACCCTACAGCGTTTTACTGCACTGCGACGACCTGACCGACGGCGAGACAACCAACGCAGCCGGCGGCACGGTCGACGTTGTCGGTGGTCGGCTTACGGACGGCGCGTGGGGGAATGCGATCGTGTTGGAACCCGACGCGGGGTTGCCTGTCGCTTCGGTCGACTTAGCCCCAGCGATCTATTGGGGCAGCGACTGGACGTTCGACGGAGTCTTTTTTGTGTTCGGCAATCCGGTCGGGGTTGCGCAAGTGAAGCTATTGGAGGTTGGGAGCCTGGTCTTGTCGCTCTCGCCCCACGATGAAGGGTTCCGACTTCGACTGTCGCATGCATCGGGCGTCGTTTACGGCGATACGCTATATGGTGATGGCGGGTGGTTCGAGCTGCATTCCGCCAAGATTGGCGTGACGTTCGACTCGTCAACCAATGTTGTTAACGTCTATTTGGACGGCGCCCTCGATCTGACGGCGACGATCGCGGCATTCACCTATACCGAAGGGATCACGCCGAAAATCAGCACTCGGGGCGAGTCGAGTACCTACCCGGCATTGTTGATGGAAGAGGTACGGTGGTCGCAACAAAAGGAATGGTCTAGCGACTACACGCCTGCGACGTCCCCGTATATCTATTTAGAGGGTAGCAGCGGCGGCGGATATCTCGATCCGGTACCGAACAAGCTGACGATCGCGGGGACGACAATCCAGCTTCGGGAACCTGGCAGCCGCGTCGACATTCAATGCGACGGCACTAATACCGTTTATCAATACGTTGGGCATTCGCTGGAAACGGTTGCGGCCGACGCGTCGGTCGCAACGCTGATCGCCAAGCTAACCGACGCTGGCCTGATCCTTGCACCCGCGGAGGCGTAACGATGAGACCTCGAACTGTCGTTTACCGGCCTCGCAAGATCTACACCACCGACGACGTCACGATCGTGACGACGCACTTCAACCCGGTGGGGTTTCGCCGGGCTCGGGAGACCTATTACGAATGGCTGCCGACACTGGGTAACCTGGCGTCGCAAATGGTTTGCTATGAGGCGGTGCTTGATGGCGACGCGCCCGAGATCGACGGTTCGGTCCGCGTCTATGGCACACGAGCCAAACACTTCATGTGGCAAAAGGAATCGTTGCTGCAGATCGCTTTGGAGCGATGCCGCACGCGGTTGTTTTGTTGGATGGATCACGACATCTACTACCACTACGACCGTTGGCTGGCCGATGGCGTGGCGTTGTTGTCGCCGGCCGTTCATGCGGTGCAGTTGTTCGACCAGTTCATTCGCTACGATCGCAATGGAGTTGACACCAGCTTTGGCGGGACGGTTTCCGGCGGATACTGTCCCGGTGGCGTTTGGGTCGGGGAAGTCGATTGGCTACGGAGTATCGGCGGCTTCCCGCATCACAAGATCATCGGATCCGGAGACGATGAATTGTATGCACGAATGAAGGGATACTGTTCGCACCTTCCGAAGCCCGCACATCACATTTGGCATGGCGACCGAGGGAATCGGAAGTATGTCGAGCGTCACAAGATGCTTGCGGACCTTGGATTCGACGATCAACGCGATATTCGCGTTGGCGCAAGTGGGTTAACCGAATGGTGCACCGAAAAACCCGCGTTGCATGCTGGCGTCCGGGATTACTTTGAAGGTCGACGGGAGGACGGGTGATGCGAATCATCACGAGCCTGGCCCCTTCGCGAATGGACCGGCAAAAGGAATGTATCGACAGTTGGAGCCGATACGGTCACGCGGTCGCCGCGGTTCAGTCGACGCTCGATGTGATCGATCCGATTGACGGGGTCGATTCGCTGGCCGTGTCCCCAAGCCAAAGCAAATTTGCGAAACCGCATTTGCCCTACATCACCGATCTAATCGACCAAGGGCCCGGTCTTGTTCTTAATTCTGACATCTCGTTGACCGGTCCGATCGATTGGGATTGGCGTCCCGGCACGCTCTACTGCGGAATCCGCCACAACGGTCCGGAGTTGGAGCGGTGGGGGATAGATGCGTTCTTTGTTCCGAGTGATATCCGGCACAAGATCCCCAACGTTGGCTTCTTGGTCGGCATGCCCGGCTGGGATTGGTGGCTGCCGTACCACTGTCACTTGCTTGGCGTGCCGATACACGTCGACAAACGACCGGTATTCCAGCACACGCCCCACCCGATCCGCTGGTCAAACCAGGATCACGAGACCAGCAAAGCGATCTTGCTCGAACGATACGCAATTGATCACGATGCAATGAAGCGGTTTATCCTCGACATCACCAAGAGAAATTGACGATGGCCTTCAGTTGGAGCCCAGGCGGTTGTTGCTGTGGTGGTGGATGCGGAATCGCCACGCATCGGTTTGTCGCCGATGGCGACGGTGGATTGATTGGATGGACGGTGGTCCAAGGAAGCGTGACGGTCAACGAAGATGGGTCGATCGAGCTTGCAGCCAACACGCGGATCATTCTCGATGCGCTGCCGGCCAAGGTCGAATACGGTGATCAAGCGGTCGTGAGTTTCCCAGCCATCAATGGCAAACTGCGAATCGGTCACCCGATCGGAAACGGGGTGCGTGGCGAGTTTTTCGACGTCATCTCCGATGAGGTTTCGTTTTCCCGTGTCATGTACTCAACCGAGATCGACAACCCGCAGTCGATCCCAATCAGCGAGTATCCGGTCAGCGTCCTCCTGCGCACCGAATCAATTGACGCCTCCGAAGGTGGGACTCTCGCGATATCCTGCGTGGATCAATTGACGCGTGGGAAGTTCGCACCGGCCGGAGAATCGGTGCGTGGGAGCGATGGCCAATCAATCTACGCCCATCCATTGCGGATGATGCCAAATCTGAGCGCGATAACGCACACGGATCCGCGGTGGCCAAGTATCTCGTCGGAAGCTTGGCCTGGTGACGACTATGTGAACGCGGCAACGGATGACTTTCTGACGGGGGTTGGCGCTACGGTAGAAAACCGGCTGATGTTGGAGAGCTTCGACGAACCCGAAACCATTGCGGGAATCAAGTTCGAGCAAAACGCATGTTACGAGTACAAATACTGGGGTGGTGGGTTTCGCGAAACTGCAAACACTTGGAATTTTTCACCATCCATTGACTTCGACACAGGCGGCGTTCACGCGCTGGTCAATGGTGGATTCCTGTCTAGCTACTGGATCGACATCGTGCAGTTTGGGGACGATTCAACATACTTGCTGGACTACAACCGCGGCAGTAGTTGGAGCACGAACGACGTTGTGATCTACGACCAATCGACGGGCAAATACATTGACGCCTATTGGGACAACGACGCTTGGGAGCGGGTCGTGCGTGTCAACGGTTTCGTCGGTCTCGATCCGTCTGGTGAGTACGAATTGTCAGCGATTTCGCGTAACTCCACGACGTCTGGCGGAAGCACTGGGAACGGTGCCGTCACGCGGTTCACCTACGACGTGCCAGTCTCTGGCAACGGCTATTCCAAATCGATGCGTGTGGAGGTGCTGATCTGGTACCGTGCGGACCTGGACGAGACGATACTTCGCGTGCGGATGTACTTGGGGTACAGCGCAGTGCCTGGTTCGCCGCGGCATGAATGGACGTTCCAGAAGATTGTTCCGGGGCTGCTGTCGGAGGAGACATCCTCCCACACTCTCGATATCATTCCGGCAGGCATTGTGCCGTTTGAATGGGACGCCCCTGGCGGATACACCGGCGGAGTGTTTTACGATGCACCAACCAGCAGCTATGTTTCGTCGGCTGGCCGGATGCGTCCCAACGGTAGCACCGTATACGAACACGTGCCGACGGGAGGCAAACGCGGTGGCACTTGCACGATCTCATGGTGACCTACGGCGTGCGACTCGGGGACGCGTTGATCGCTCGGTACCCAGATCTCGACTTGCAACGGCCGTGCGATGACTGCCTGCAGCTGCGTGTCGCGTTGAATGCGGTTCGCCCCGGCGACGATTCAGGGCTGCCCGAGATCTCGAGGCGGATCGTTCGCAACGCCAACCGTCACGCGCTGCTGAAGTTTGGGCGAACTCGAAACGAGCAGCAGACCGCGATCGCGGCGCTGCTATCGGCGACACTTAACGGTGTCCCTTCTTTTTCTTGTGATTGAACGCGATGCGGCTCGACTCTTTCGAGGCCTGCACTCCGTCTTCGCAATTTGCGCCCGTTCGTAGCTCGCTCAAATGACACATCAGGTCATTTGCAGGAATCTTAATATCTGCTCAACATTCCGTTTGCTGGGCATGATTTAGCGGCTAGATTTGCGTGTTCGCGACACCCAGAACAACGTCCATTGACGTGGGACGCGACCATGTCCTCTGGGCAACGCGACAATTGACAACCGCAATTCCAAGCCCTACTCTGTGAAACGGCTGGCTGCGTGGTGTTAGTCGCACCACGCAGCCCGTCCCGAAATCTCAATCCAGTGCATCACCAGTGTCTCAAGAAATCAGTCCGCCGCCGCGTGGATTGTCTATTGCGGCGCGCAATTCCAAGGATGGTTCATCCATGCCCCGTTTTCCCTAATCGCTTTCGCGTCACGCATTGTGGCTGCGCAATAAAAAAGGCCCTCCGATTGGCGTCGGATTGCCTTTAAGTTTTGCAGCTTAACGCCGACCGTCCTCCAGAGGGTTAACAACTCAAAGGACGAATCAGCAACAACCATTTTTTCCTGCTCATTGAGCCGGACCGCTGTCTGCTTGCCCAAGGGTAACTGCGGCCAGCGGCAATGTCAACTGGATTTGACCATGGCGGTGGATACAACGGTTTCGAGGTATAGGGCTGCACTATTGCAGGAAGCGGAATTGGAAAAACGACTCATTGACGCCAGAACCGAGCGTCAGATTTGTGAAAAGATGCTGGCGTTGAGAGGCGGCCGCGGCGACGATAAATCGGCCAACCGTGTCCATGCCGAAGAAGTGATCACAAAGCACGCCGATCGACTGGAGCCAAGCGATTGGGAAATGCTCGATAGCGAATTTTGCACGACCGGCGAGGCAGCTCGCTATACCGGACTATCGGCTACATCGATCAAACGATATTGCGATAGAGGCGACTTTGCGACCAAGCGGAGCTCAATGAAGCGGCGTCTAATTAGTACGGTTTCGCTAGTGGAATTTATGATCAATGGCAAAACCGAAGAAACATCCTAACGGCACATGGACGCTGATCGCTTCGTACCAGAAGGCGCGAAGAAACGTGACGATCGGAAAAGTCAGCACATCCGAAGCGCGGAAGTTTGCCGCGCAGGTCGATGCCGTGATCAACCACAACCGTCACGGCAGCAAAACTCTTCCACCAGAATTGCTGGCGTGGGTACAATCGCTATCCGAAATGCACAAGACCCAGCTAGGCGAGCTTGGGTTGTTCGACTTCCGCACCAATGATATGACCGTGGGGGAACTCGGAAGGGCGTTCGAAGCGGACTACAAGCAGCGATCCGACGTCAGTGCGAAATCGACACGCAACGTGAGCGTGATGCTACGGAATCGAATTAGCAAAATCGAAGACGTCCAGCTGAAAGACATCGAGCCCACAATGCGTTCGGTTCACTCGACCGCCGCACCAGTGTTCAGCGAATCGGCAAAGCGGATCCTGGCCGACTTCAATTCATGGCAGCGGAACTTCTACGCGCAAGCAACGTGGACGCGTGACAATAAGATGTGGCGCAGCATCGGGCTTTGGGCTGTCAAGCAAGGGATTTGTCAACACAGTCCGTTTTCAATTCTATCGCTGGCCAGCATGGTCAACGACGAACGCAACGTCTACATCCCGGCCGAGTGGGTTCTCGACGCGATGGAATCATGTTTGACACCTGACATTCGGATTACGTTTGCAATGGGCCGGTTTGCTGGATTCCGGACTTGTTCGGAGGTTCGCACATTGAAGTGGCAGGACGTCGACGTCGAATCCGGCACGTTAACAATTCTTGACAGCAAGAAGAAGAAGCCTCGGGTGATGCCGTTATTCAATCACGTTCGCGATGAACTTGAGCGCCAGCGCAAATCGACGGGCGACACTCGGTTTGTCGTGTCAGAGCAGATGCGTAGCCGATCGTCATCGGCTACTTACCAGCGAGCAAGGGAGGCGGTTTTGCGATCGGGCCGCGAACCGTGGGGGCGGCTACTTCAGAACCTTCGTGCAAGCTGCGAAAACGACCTGCTTGAAATCTTCCCGGAGCGGCAAGTGACGACGTGGATTGGGCACACCGTCAAGGTCAGCCGAGACCACTATCAGAAGATGCGTCAACGCGACTGCGACAACGCGATCGAAGCGGCCAAGCAGCTAAGCCCATTCTAG